ATGATCTCCTTGGCCACGATGACCGCACCTCCGACGGCTCCTGCGAAGGCGAGCCAGTCGGCCTTGAGGCCTTGGAGCATCCCACGCTGTTGCGACGACTGCTGGTTCGCCTGCTGGTTCGCCGACTTGAGCTTGTCGAGGGCGGCCGCGGCTTCCTTGACCTTGGCAGAGACTTCCTCGATGGCTCCGATACGGATGTTCACGTCGCTCATGGCGTCCCCCTACCGACTCCCAGCTTCGCGGACTGCTCGGCGTTCTTGAGCGTACACCATTCGCGACGGATCGTGTTGAGGACGTCCATGTCGTACCACGGCTGGTTGCGACGGGCCCCGTCGTACGGAAAGTGCCTGAACGTCCCGTCGCCGTCCATCAGGTCGACGCACTCCATGACCCACGTCCCCCATCGCGCCACGAGGACCAGCGGTCGCCGCCCGTCAGGGAGGACGCTGTCGCTGGTGAACTGCGTCCCCCGGTACACCCACTCCGTTACGTCGCGGATGTCTCGACGGGCGTCTTTGCCAAAGGGGCGTTCCACCCTTCGACGACGGTCCCGATCTCGGAAGCGAGGTCGTCCCACTCGAGGATCTTCATGACGATCTCCTCGGGGAACGTCCGACCGCCGCCGACGAGGGCGCCGGCGTCGTCAGCGAAGTCGTGCTCGCCGATGCCGTGCGTCAGGTATAGACGGTAGATGGCCGTCCGCATCGCCTTCGAGAAGTGCGGGACCGTCTTGAGGAGGTCGCCCACTTCATCCTCGGTCGGGTCGCGCCCCTCCGCCTGCGCCTTTTTGAAGATGGCCTGATACGCACGCATGCGCTCCGGGTTGTCGCCGTCTTCGAGCATCGCGAGGCGGATCGACCGCACCTCGTCGACGACCTCCGTCGGCAGTTTCTTCGGCGCCACGTGGCACTCCTCGCCCGTCGCCTTGAGGGCGACGCGCGATCCCACGAGCGACTTTCGCGTGCTGTTCTCCCACCCCACTGTCACACCTCCTTAGAAGGCCGCCGCGTCCTGCGAGATGAAGTCGATGTACAAGGGACCGTCCCACTTCGTCCCCTTCGGGTTGACGCCCTTCCACGTCATCTTCGCGTCGAACGACCCGTCACGGTCGACGAACTCGAAGTTGCTCATGAGGGCGAACGGGATCGAGGCGATGAGCATCTCGGGGACACTGGCCGCGATGTCCTTCCCCTTGAAGTGGAACGACATGGCACCGGGCGTCGACCCGAAGATTTCAGCCCGCTTGGCGTAGCTGTCGGCGTCGAGACGGACCTGCAGGTCGCCCGTGAGGGAGAACATCGCCTTCGACTGGTACTGCCGCCCCATGAGGCCCTGCCCGTACGTCTCCTTCCTGTGCGAGTTGCCCATGGTCATCGACAGGTTGGCCGTGTACGTGAACTCCTTCGACTTGATCGTCGTCGACCCTTTCCAGAAGATGTACGGGTCGCGGTCCTCGAGGGTGAATCCCGTCGGCGTCTGTCCGATCGTCTCCTTCATGCCGAGGACGTCGACGTCGGCCTCGACCATGCCCGAGAGGGCCGCGCTGATTTTCATCTGGTCGAAGACGTTGCCGTCGTACAGGAGGCCAGTGTCCTGATACCCCTCGCCTTGGATCGAGTACGTCGAACGTTCGGTGTCGGTCAAGACCGGGGTGAACCGCCGCCAGTAGACGCCCGTCGCCGCCCCCGCGAAGAAGAAGTACGCCCACCGGTCCTTCCCCTGCGTGTAGGTGACGGTCTGGATCTCGCCCGAGGAGACGGACCCGAGGCCAGCGACCAGTTCCGCCTCGTAGTCGGTGAGGCCGGCGATGTACGCCACCAGCTCGGTCAGGGTGTCGTACGACGCACCCGCGAGGTCGATCGTCCCCGCCGTCCCGAAGGCAGCGTCGTTCGACTCGGTCCCGAGGGCGCCGATCTTCGAGTTGAGGGTGTTGCCCGTGCCGTCGGCAGCGAGCTTGCACGACGCCGACGAACCGGCGTACCTGACGCGGACGACCGCCGCGATCTGGACCGGCGTCGACTCGGCCCCGAGGAGGCCCTTGAGGACCTTCCCGAACCCGGGACACGACCGCGGGGAGAGCGGGAAGCTCCCCTCGACGGAGTCCTGCATTGGGTACTCCCCGACGTCCATGTTCGACCCGACGATCGCCGGGTCAATGGCCCGCACGGGCTTCTTCGTCAGCGACGGGTTGGACCGCACCGGCAGGACGTGGGTCCGCGCCACCGCGATGCCGGGCGTCGACTCTGCGCCGCCGATCGTCCACAGGATGTTCTTGACCGAAGGCATCTGGCCCTCCCTCCCCTACGTGTGCAGGGTGCGGACCGTCAACGTGATCCGCATCTCCTGTCCGAGCTCACCGCTTGACTGGTTCCGCATCATCGACCCGAAGTCACACCCGCCAACGCGGACCCTGTTGAACCGCCCGACGGCAGTGTTGTCGGCCGTGACGATCCTGTCAACGGCCTCGGCGTACCGCAGGAGCGCATACTCGACGTCGCGCGCCTCCTGCCCTGCGTGCGTGAAGTACAGGAAGACGGTGTAGATGTCCCAGTGCTCGTGGTCGAGGGCTTCGCCTTCGGCCGAGTACTGGCACTCCGCCCGGTCGGGCAGGACCTCGAGGGCCGGGTATTGTCGATCCTTGAGGTCGTACGTCGCCGTCGACCGCAGGCGCGGCACCTCGCAATCGTCGTCCGTCTCGATGGCCCGCACCGTCGTCTCGAGGGCGTCGGAGAACCACGCGACGATCCCTTCGAGGACGTCGACCATGGACGTCATCGCGTGATCCCCCGGAACTCACGGTCGAGGCCGGCCGACTGGCGGGCCGCTTCCACCTCGCGCTTCATGAGGTCGACCGCCCACTTGTGGACGATGCGCCCCCACCCGACCTTCATGTCGTCGCTCAACTGCACGACCTTCCGCGCGACCATCCGACGCGTCCCGAGTTGGTGGAAGATGGCGTACCGCAACGACGTCCCGAAGGTCGCCTGCCGCTCACGGACGTCCCGCACGGCAAAGGCGCCCTGCCCAGCCATCGACTCCGCGAGGGCTCCCGTCCGTTCGAGGATCTTCCTGCCCGGGTAGTGGACGGCCTTCCACTCCGCGTACCGACGCGTCAGGGGCGCCCACCCCGACGGCCACCCCTGCTCGCGGAAGGACCGCTTCTCGATCCCTGCGAAGTCGTCGGCGATGAGGTTGAACGGCTCACGGAAGTCCTTGACGTCTTCGCCGATGCGATTGAAGGCCCGCACGAATCGCTCGGCCCCGATCGTTTCGATGCGCAGTTCTACCATTGCCGCGACTGCCGCTGGAACGTCCGACCGTTGTCGTAGTCGTCGTCTCCCGGCGACCCCTCGGTTTCGAGGACCGGGTCAAAGGTCGTGAGGGTACCCTTCTGCGCCGACGGCGTCGAGAGGATCGCCGGGTTGGCGTCGACGTCCTTGAGGCGCTGTCGGTACATGGCGTTGTAGTCGACGGCCTTCCCGCCCCCGACGACCTCGAGGGCGATCATGATGCGCGCCGCCACGCCGTAGAGGGCGATCTGTTTGACGACCTTGAGCTTCGTCGCGTCGGTCACCGGCACGACGATGCCGGCCGCCGAGAAGTGGGCGTCCATCTCGGCCGTGATGTCGCCGCACCACGTCGTCACCTGCGCCATGGTCGGCTTCGACGTCGCGTTGATCGTCAGGTGCGGCAGTTCGGCCGCGACCTCGGCCACCGTGCAGTAGTCGGCCATGTCCTACGCCTCACACGTCGGCGTCGGCGCGCCGCTTCTTCTTCCGTCCGTCGACCTTCTCGGCATCGTCGCCTTCCTTGGCCGCCGCCGCGGGCTCTTCGACGGGGCCGACGATCGTCAGCCGTCCGCGGGCCGCGAAGACTTTCGCCGTCTCCTCGCTCATGGCCGCCTCGACGATGTCGCCCTTGTACTTCGGATGGTCGACGTCCCACCGAACCTTCACCATTCCGCCCACGGTGCCCTCCTCGCTGGATAGACGACGGGGAGCCCGAAGGCCCCCCGTCTCGATTCCGATTGTGACCGTCGAACTCCCGGCCTACGCGACGCCGGAGACGAGCTTCACCGCGAGGTGCGGGAGGCTGTACCCGAAGTTGCCCCGGTAGTCGACGCCGAAGTGGAGCAGGCGGTTGCGCTTCGACTGCGTCTCGTCGAGCCACTGCTCGGGCGCCTGCCTGTTCTGGAACACGAACGGCTTCACCGGCATGTTCACGACGAACCCGTACACGTCGTTGACGTCCGACGCTCCGGGCAGGACCACGACGTCCTCGACCCACTCCTTGAACGGGTTCATGGCTCCCGCGTTCGAGGTTCCGGGGTCGGCCGTCGAACCCATGACGGTCCGGAACAGCCGCTCCATCTGCGGGTGGCAGGCGAAGACGGTCGCCACGAGGCCGAGCGTCTCGCCCTTGTCGTCGGTGAACTGCATGATCGTCCGCCGCATCGTGTCGATGTCGGCCTCGACCTGCGCGATCGTCGGGGTGCCGGCCGAGATGGTCCCAGCCCCGAGGTTGTCGATCAACCTCACGCCGCTCACGTCCGAGAAGAACGCGATGGCGTCGAACGCCTTGTACGTGGTGCCGTTCAGGATGAGGTCCTGAATCTGCTTTCCGCGGTGCTGGAGGGCGCGGATCGCCAGCCCCTCGATGCGCGGCCTGATGATGCCGAACTTGTCGTCGGCCACCTCGTCGGCGTCGATGCCGACGGCCGCCGCGTAGTGCTTGTTCCGCAGGGTGTAGCTGTAGTCGGCCAGCTGGTCGACGTCGATGTCCCCCAGCCACTCCTGCACCACCGGCAGCGCACCGAGCCACCGGTAGTCCTCCTCGGAGCCGTCGCTCATGACTTCCATGGCGAGCGACCCGAGTTTGGTCCACGGATCGAGGCGCGAGAACTTCTGCAACGCCTCGTTGAAGATGGTCTTGAAGACCTTCTCCGCCACGACGATCTGCGTATGAGACAGCATCTATTCCTCCCTCTCTTACGCCATCGCCGTCTTCGGCGGGGTCACGCGCATGTCGACGAGCAGGTAGCCCGTCTTGAAGCCGACGATCAGCCCGCAGGTTCCGACGTTCGTGGAGGTCTTCGCGATGGTGTCGTCCGCCGTCGCGTAGGCCCAGTCACCCACGTCGGTCTGTGCCGCCGAACCGAAGGCGAGCCAGACCTTGCCGCGCTCGACTTCGACGTCGGGGTTGTCGGCCGCGATCGTCACGCGACCTTCCTTGAGCACACCCGCGGGCATGCACGACGCGGTGTCGGCGGCCTTCACGAGAAGACCGGTCGTCGCGTCCCACATGACGATCCCGCCCTTGTACCACGTGGTCGAGGCGGTGAGCTTCGCCTTGACCACTTCCGGCGGCCCCGAGAACGTCAGGAGCCGGTCGGCAGACAGTGCCATTGTTCCGTGCCTTTCCCGCGCCCGTTACTTGGGCGCGTGCTTCGCGATCGTCTCGTCGGTGAGGCCGGCCTTCTTGGCGGCCGAGACGAAGGCGACGTCCACCTCGGTCCCGCCCGCACCGGTACCCCGTTCCGACAGGTCGACCTGTTTCGGCATCGAACCGAGGATCTCGGAGGTGAGGTCCGGGTTCTGGTCGAACCGCTTCTCCCACGCCTCCTTGTCCTTCGGCACGATGCGCCCCTCGTTGAGCGCGAGCTCGATCACTCCTGCCTTGCGCTTCGCGGCGGCATCCGCCGTCAGCACGGTCAGCCGATCGGACAGGGTCTTGTTCACGTCCCGCAACATCGAGACGTCGCCCATGAGGGCTTCGACCTTCGTGTTGAGGGCCGCGTCCGGCTTCGGTTCCTCGACTCCGAGGAGCTTCCGCAGGGCGCCCTTGTCGTCGTCGGTCAGGGTGATCGCGGCAAGCGCCGCCATGATCTCGGCGAAGGTCTTCATCTCCGCCCCTCCGTCGCCGGTCCCGCTCGTCGGGCCGTCGCCATGCGCAGCCCCGTCCGTCTCGGACAGGTGTGCGGCCGGCATCGTGTTCATCGCTGGCGTGTTCGTCAACGCCACAGCAACCAAGACTGGGTATACTTCATCGCCGTTGGTGACGTCAATCACCGACCCGATGTCCGCCGAGAAGTACTTGAACAGGCCGCCCTCGACGAGGGCCTTCCCCTTGTCCGTCCACTCGACCTTCGCGTACAGGCCATCGGCCCGCACCTGCAGGTCCTTGATCCACCCGTTCGCCTCGCCGCGGTCGTGGTCGGTGTCGACGAACGGCTCGCGCTCGCCGAGGACCTTCCCCGCCCAGTTGGCGACCATCTTCGCGCAGTACTCGGCCGTGATCGTGAGCTTCCCGTACGCGGACGTGAAGTACTCGCCGATCGGCAGAATTAACTGGTACGCGTCCTGTGCGTCGACCTCGGCGTCGGCCAGCGCGAGGCTCATCATCCGTGCCTTCCGCACGGGGTCGAGGACCATTCCTTTCAGCATCACACCCCCTCGCTTTCTGCCTTCATGACGGCGATCGTCATGCACCTGCACCGCGCCTCGGTCCCCGCACAGTCGGGATTCGGCGTCAAGTAGTCAGGGTCGTTGACGTCGTGGTGTTTCCCGTCGCGCGAGTGACAAAAGTCGCACGCGTTGCCGTCGAGGATGGCGGAGTAGTAGCAGTACTCGACGTCTTCGCTCACGTCGTCGAAGCCCGACTGCCGCCCGGTCCCCCACCCGCCGTTGACGGCCCCCGATGCCATGGCCTCCCACGTCGCCATGCTCATCTCGGCGGCCTCGGTTTCGAGGGCGACCCTCAACGACTCGCCCACGGCCCCCGCCTTCTTGGCCGACAGCGACGCCGACGCGAGGGTCGTCTTGAGCTTGTCGCCCGCACCCTCGACCCACAACTGCAACTGCTCGTCGTACAGGTCGACGACCTTCTTCGGCCGCGACTGTTTCTTCGACACGGCCAGCGTCGACCGCTGGCGCCTGACCTCGTCCTGCACCTGCGCGCGCCCGACGGAGAACTGCCGGTCGAACTCCTTCCGCAGGGCCTCGTACATCTCTTTCTTGAGGACGACGCGGATGTCCTGCGGGCGCCGGCCGGCGACCAACTGGTTGACGATGTCCTGCGCCTGCGCCGTGCGCATGCCGAGGATCCTGTCGGTGAGGGTCGCCGACGCGTCGGACAGTTGGAGCCCGTACCCCACGTAGTCGACGGTCTGTTCCTCGGCCGTCGGCGCGCGGTCGGCCAGCGTCATCCGTCCGTGGTCGTGGGCGTGGGCCTCCATGTCGTCCTGCGTCTCGTCGACGGTCGGCTCCTCGACCGTTTCGTCGTCCGATTCCTCGGCTACCGGTTCGTCGTCCCCAGTGTCCTCGACGACGGGCTCCTCGACCTCCTCGGCCTCGACGGCGTCGGGGAGGTGGAGTTGCGACCGCACGGCGGCTTCGAGGACGGCGTCGGGCTTGATGATCTTCGCGTCGACGAGGGTCTTGAGGACCGTCGGGTCGAGCGTCCTGATCTTCGCCGCCTTGACGATGGGGTACGCGTCGACCGTCCAGTTGTAATCGACCCACTCGCGCACGAGGTACCGGGTGAGGACCTGCGCGACGTAGTCGGCCGACGCCTGCAGGCTCATGAGGAAGACGTCGATGAACGACCCGCCGAGGGCGCGGCTCCCAGTCTCCGACGTCCCGAGGTTGATGAACATGGCGAGGACGGCCTTCGCGATCATTTCGTCGTAGTACTTGATCGACGGCAGGGCGTCGGTCCCGCCCTCCGACCCACCGCCGCCGAGGAGCGACACCTCGTACCCCTCGGGCTCCATGACGTACGCTTCCTCGTTGGCGTACAGGCGCCGCAGGGATTCCTCGGTCTGCCGCCATTCCTCGGAAGCGCGGTCGATGCCCGCTGGCACCTTCGCCTTCGGGATACCGACGCCGTGGCGGTCGTGCTTGATGGCGTTGATCTTCTCGAGGTTGTTCTTCACGAACCACGCTTTGTAGGCCGCCCGCAGGACGGACTGCCCCTCCCAGTTGTCGCCCTCTTTCTCGTTCGTGAAGACGAGGCACTTCTCGATCGGCAGGAAGTATTCCTTGCCCGAGTTGTCGCGTTGGACGATGTTCACGAGCCCGCCGTCCGCGCCGAGTTCCCACCGCACGATCGACTGCGGCAGGCGCGGGTCGAGCTTCTTCGGCATGACGAGGCCGTCGCGCAGTTCCCACACCTTCTCGAGGACGCTGAACCCGAAGGGGAACATCAGGAGGGCGTGCCGCACGGTGTCGTCCCACGTAATCGACATCTCCTCCATGAGGCCGCGCTCGATCGTGTTGGCGATCTCGACGTCGCGCGCGTCTTCACTGGCCGGCTCGATGGTGTACGGATTCTGCCTGATCGGCAGTGCGATGGCGTTCGAGACGGCCTTGACCTGCGGGTCGCTCCGGCGCATCTCGTCGAAGATCGTCCGACCCGCGATGCCGTCGAGCTTCCGCAGGTACTCGCCCGTGTCCATGTACCCGCTCACCGTCGGCGCGTTGCCCGACACACCGACGACGGCCTTCGCCCCCGACGTCGGCGGCACCGACAGGCGCAGGGCGCGCGTCTCACTGACCCGACCGCTGTCCGTTCCCATTACCACCTCGCCTCGCGGAACCCGGCCGTGACGGGCTTCAAGTCGCCTTCGTCGGCCGGGCGCACCGATGCGGTGCCCTGTCCCATGAAGTACCCGCCCGCCGTCGCGTCCAACTGGTCATCGTGGGTACCATGGGGCGCTTCGGCCATCTCGTCAAGGTACTCAGCGTTCCAATCGCCTTCGACGACGTAGAAGTTCCCCGCCTCGACGACGGCCATGAGCGGTTCCCACCGCACGACCTTGTCCGTCGTAGGGACGATCGGCTGGACCGTGCGCGTCCCTTTGAACAGTTCACGGAAGCGCGTGAGGGTGTCCTTGTACCCCGCCACGCACTCGAGGCCGATGCGCACGCCGCGTCCGTCTGTCTCGGCCACGGCCCGGATCCGGCGGTCGCGCTCGGGGGCTTCCCACCGTCCGCGGTACGAAGTGGCGACGTACACGACGGGCTCAGGCGGCAGACCGTTCGCCCGCGGGCGCTGGACGGTCGCCATGAGGACGCCCGCCGTGTAGTCGGGGTCGTCCTTCGCCACCTGCTTCGTCGAGGAGGCGACGTCCCAACACCGAACCCACCGCAGGCCGCTCGGGACGGACGCCTTCTTGATCGTCTTCACCCGGTCGACGCGGAAGAGGTTGCCCGTCACGGCGACTGGCTCCTGTTGCATGAGGCACGCGAAGCCGACCGACCCGAGGGTCGCCTTCTGCGCCTCGTACCACTCGCGCGGGAACCGTTCGGGGAACAGGACGCCCCCGGGGTAGGCGTCGTCCATCGCCGGGAACTTGATGACCTCGAAGTGCGGGAACTTCTCATCGGCGGCCATGGCCTTCTGCAGGCGCCCCACAGGGTCGTCCTTCCCCCACCGTGTCGTCAAGACGATCGTGACGGCCACGGGCGCCCGCCGGGTGAGGAAGTCGTTGCGGAACGACTCCCATACGAGGTTCCGCGTCGACTGCGACTCGGCCTGATCTTTGTTCTTGAAGAAGTCGTCGACGAGGCCGAGGGCGTACCCGCGGCCGCTCATGCCGCCCCCGAAGCCCACGGCGCTCATCAGTCCGCCCCTGCCCTCGATCGACCACCGGGCCGCCGCGGCCGACTCCGACGACACCTCGACGTCGGGCGCCCACGCACGGAAGGCCTCGCCGTTGACGATCGTGCGGGCCGACCGCGACAGCGTCGTCGCGAGGTCCTGCCCGTACGTCGCGAGGAGGACCTCCGTCGACGGGAACAGGCCGAGCCAGTGCGGTGGCAGGGTCCGCGACAGCAGTTCACTCTTGCCGTGGCGGAAGGGGACCGTGACGACGAGGAACGTCGACCGCCCCTCGCGGTACTCGGTGATCGCCCGGTCGATGCGGTCGCAGATGACGCGCGTGTGCCGACCGACGACGAAGGGCTCGGAGTGGTTCCACACCGACCGCACGAAGTCGAGGTGCCCCATGGCACGCTTCGAGGCCTCGACGCGGTAGTGGGCCGCGATCCTACCGAGTCCGTCGGGCGCCGGCATCGGCTTCGTCGACGCCCGCCTTCGCGAGCAGGGCACCGAAGGTCTTCAACTCCGCGTCGGAGAGGCGCGAGAGGTCGCCGCCCGGTAGCGCCACGGACCCCGACAGCCGCGCGTCCTTGACGTCCCGCCACCGCTTCGGCAGTCGGTTCTTGAGGAAGAAGATGACGGCCGTCGGGTGCGGGGCGATGCGCTTCCGCACGACGCGGACCGTCTCGGCCCCCACGTCCTTCCCCTTGACCCGCCTCCGCTCCACCTGCGTCTCGGTCGCCTCGTACCCGGTCGCGAGGGTGAAGAGCGCGGCCTCGACCTCGGCGTTCGGCTTCCGCTTGCCCTCTTTTACGGCCTCCGCGAAGTCCGCGTGCCGTTTCTGCCACTCGTAGAAGGCCGTCTTGCGGATGCCGAGGGCCCGAGCCATCTCCTCGTCGGTATGCCCCTTGCGCGCGAGGTCGCGCACCGCCTTTGGGTGGACCTTCGCATTGTACAGCGTCTTCATGGCGTCACTCGCCTTTCTTGTGCGCGAGCTTCAACAGGTAGACGAGGACGCGGCCGAGGGCGACCTCCTTCGGCACGCGCTTCTTGACGAGCGTCTCCGAGAGGCCTGCCAGACGGTGCTCGACCGTCGGCCAGTCGCGCTCGGCGATGCGCATCGCCACGAAGTGGTACTCCCCGTCGTCCTCTTCGGCCTCGCCGCCGACCTTCGCCGGTTCCCACTGGACGTCGGCGATGGCGATGAGCTCGTCGATCTCGTGCTGGGCCATGTCGACGCCCGCGAAGTCGTCGCCGGCCGCCTTGAGCTCGGCGAGCAGTTTGCCGAGTTCGATCTTTTCGGCCTCCCAGCGCGTCTCGTTCATGACGACCGTCAGACGCTTCGCCTGCGCCTCGGTGAGGCCCGTCAGGACGTTGACCGACACCGCCCGCCACCCGGCGTTCTTCGCGGCGATCCACCGGTGCTCGCCGTCGAGGATCTGCCAGTACCCCTTCTTCCGCGGGTGCAAGCGGACCGTCACCGGGTCGACGAACCCGTACGACTTGATTGACGCCTCGGCCGCGGCGATCGTGTCGGGAGCCATGCGGTTCGGATTCCACGGGTTGGCGACGAGCTTCCCGATGTCGACGCGACGAACGTCGACGTGGACGGCCGACCCGTTCACTTTGCCCATACGATGCCCCTCCTCCGCCACACCTCGGAGACGTGGCGCTCGACCGCCCGTGCCTTCCTGATCTTGTCACCAGTGAAGACCTTATTCAATCGCCCGGTCATCTCGGCCGTGTTCGTCACGCGCCACCCGCCGTTCTTCGTCATGTCGAGTTCGTGGGCGAAGTACGGCCCGCGGCGCTCGAAGTACAGCCACGCCCGCGAGTCGGCCGACCACACCGGCCACCGCGTCGCGGCCCACTCGTTGACGAACCCGAACCAGTGCAGGCGCGGCATCTGCCCAGTGCGGCCCCACTGCGCGTACACGTGGTGGTAGACGCGGTCGAACCACGCCGCGATCTCCCGCCGGCGCGTGGCGTGGGGGACGAGGCCCCCGAGGGCGATGCGTCCGTACTCCTTGACGACGGCGGAGACGGCCCGGTCGTCGGCCCCGTACGTGACGATCGGCATGGGGGAGAGCCCGCGGCGCTCGAGGGCCCGCTGATTGCGCCGCGTGCCGTCTTGGTCGCCCATGACGTCGAGGTTCGCGTACTCGAAGGCACACCCCGCCTTCCTGCACGCCGCATCGACGTCGCGGACCCACGCCGCGTACGAGGCAAGGTCGACGGCCTTCCCCTTCGTCGCCGCCGTGAAGGCCCCCGAGTCGACGAACAGGTGCGTGACTTGCGAACCGAGGCGATCGACGAGGGAGTTGAAGTCTTCTTTGTAGGCGAACGACACGAGGATCGCAGTCAGGAGACGGGAGCGGTCGAGGTACCCGGCCGCCCCCGCGAAGTAGACGATCACACGTAGTGCGCCAGAGGTCCGTCGACGACGCCCGCTTCCGCGAAGGCCTCGTCGCGCTCGACGCACGTCCCGCACACGCCGCACGGCCGATCGCCGCCGGCGTAGCACGACCACGTCTTCGCCATGCGTAGGACGCACGGCCGCCCGAGGCGAGCGCCGGCCCGCACGATGGCCGCCTTCGTCATGCGCGCGAAGGGCGCCTCGACGACGACCTTCCCGTACGTCCCGAGCCGGGCCGCCCGCGACAGGGCGCGCACGAATCCGCGACGGCAGTCAGGGTAGATGGCGTGGTCGCCCGCGTGTGCCCCGTACCACACCCGCTGAGCCCCGACGGCCTCGGCGTACGCCACGGCGAAGGCCAGCATGACGCCGTTGCGGAACGGCACGACCGTCGAGCGCATCGACGGGTCGTCGTACCGACCCTCGGGGAGTGGGACGTCCTTGGACATGAGGGCCGACCCTCCGCTGGGGAGCATGAGGTCGACGGTCGTGAGGTACGGGTACAGTTCGTGGGCCGACCGGGCCTCGGCCGCGTCGTGCCTGCTCCCGTAGTGGAAGCGCACAGTGATGAGATCGTGGCCCTCGGCCTGCAACCAGTCGTGGAGGACGAGCGAATCGAGGCCGCCCGAGACGACGACGACGCCCCGCACCGTTCAGCCCCACTTCATCGGCGACCACGACCGGGCGCCGACGACGTCGAGACCTTCGACGCGCTTCGTCGCGTTGACGACGAGGTACGTCACCGGGGTCATGACGACCTCGACGGCGACCTTGAAGACCCACTGCCACAAGACCATGGCGAAGACAGCGGACAGCGGCATCGTGAACAGGAAGGCAGCGACGACGAAGAGGAGTGAGTCGACTCCCTCGCCGACGACCGTCGACGAGATCGTCCTCACGAAAAGAAAGCGCCCTGCCGGATCCCAGCGTTGCATGAGGACCTTGAGCTTCGCAAGGACGAACGAGTTGGCGAACTCGCCCGCCCAGTACCCGATCATCGAGGCAATGACGATGCGCGGCACCTGCCCGAGGATCCTCACGAGGGCCGCCTGCCCGTCCCAAAACGACGCCGGAGGCAGGACGATCGCCATGAGGAAGGCGAGGACCATGACGACGTTGGCCCCCATGCCGAGCCAGATGATGCGCCGTGACCCCTCGTACCCATACACCTCCGTCAGTACGTCGCCGAAGATGTACGTCACGGGGAACAGGAACACGGCCGCGGTCAGGACGATCGGCCCGAGGACGATGAGCTTGACGGCGACGACATTCGACGCGAGGAGGCACGTCACGAACAGGGCAAGGTACACGGCGTACAGCTTGGACCGCCCCTCGATCCCAGCCGCCGGGTCCGTCTTCATCGCATCTGACACTCTGCTACCCTCTCCCTTCTCGCCGACGTTGCGTGTCGGCCTTCCACCGGGCGATGAGGGCCGCGTCGACCTCGTCGGCCGTCGACGCCCGCAGTCCCCGTGTCCGGTTGATGTACGCGACGTACGCCGCGTTCTTGCGCATCGCCCGCTCGCCCGCGGACAGGTGCGACTTCCACGCCCGAGGGTTGACGACTTCGACGTCCCACCCCCGGGCCCACGCCTCGGCATACACGATGCCGCGGACCTCCGCAAGGACGGAGATCGACGTCGCCGCCTGCCGGTAGATGCCGTCCTCGACGACGACGACGACCCGGTCACGTCGGTCGGCGCCCACCGCCACCTCGCCGAAGATGCGCCGCACGCCACCGGCCACGTACCGCAGGCGCGCGACGCGTTCCTTCACCTCCTTCGGCACGACGACGGCCCGCGTCTGCGCGACGACCGATTGGTCCTCGACGATGGCGACGCCGAGGGAGTGCGACCCGGGGTCCACGCCGACGATGGTCATCCGTCGCCGTCCAAGTCGAGCTCACCCTGCACGACGCCCTCGGGGTGGTAGACGAGGTCCGCCAGCGGGTGCCCGCACCCGGGGCAGTACTTCATGCCGTTCTCGGCAGGGTCGCCGGCAGAGAACGTCCACTCGCACCCGCACCCCCCGCACTCCCACAGGGCCGAGTCCTCGTCGGTCAGCGTCCACGTCACCGGGTTCGTCCGGTCGACGGCCGCCACGACGTCCTGCGACGCCCCGACGACGGCCTCCTCGACGGCCCGCGTCAGGGCCTCGAGGCACCGCTCGACCGCCGCGGCGACGCCCTTCAACGCGTCGACAGCCCGTCCGCCCTTCGCCTCAGGCGCCGTCGCCTCAGGCGCCTTCAGGACCGTTACGTCGCGCATCGTCGTCCTCCTTCCGATCGTCGTCCGTCTTCCTGCCACGGAACAGGTCGGGCCGCGTGCAGTTCCCCCAGTGCGGAGTGCCGTCCCACTCGATGGGCATCGTCCGCCCCGAGGGCGTCTTGACGAAGTGTAGTTGTTTCCCGCACGCCCGACACGGACGCCCGACGTCGCCCGCTGGGACCGGGTACTTCACCTGCGCGTCGCTCATGGGCGTCCACCGTCGGCGACGAAGGCCAGCGACAACTGGTCGTCCAACTGGCCGCGGAGGGCCGACCGCACCGCGGCGATCGACGCGATGCGCTGGTCGAGGGAGACAAGGTACGACCGCACCTCGTCGGCCGTCTGCGCCTTCCAGTACCCGCGCGAGTCCGCGCACAGCCACCGCACCTCGCCGGTGACGCGCAGGACGTGGACGACGCGCCGGACCCGGGCCTGCCCGTGCATCCCTGTCCACCCGACGGCGGCAGAGAGGACCCGGGCAGGGATGACCTGCCCGGGCGTCGTCTTCCGAAGCATCGAACAGATCGTCGGCACCCCACGCCACTCGCGCTCGGTGAGGACCGACGTGACGTCCTCGAACCCGTCGATCATGGGAGGACCTCCCGCGCCTTCTCGACGACGCGGTCGACGTCGGGCCAGAACCTCTCGTCGAGGTTCATCCGCAGGATGATGAGGTCACCGACGACCTCGCGCAACGTGATGTTCGTCCTATAACGGTCCTTCTTCAGTTCGTCGAGGCGCCGCACGAGGGCGAGGTCGCCGACCGTCAACGCCTCGCCCTTGAGGAGGACACGCGTCTCGCGCAGGGCCGCTACGTGCGATACGTCGATCGTCGCCACCGCCTCCGACCCCTGCGCCGCGATCCACCCGCTCACCCACCATAGGACGTCGGCGACCTTGTCGCTCAACGCCTCGCGCTGTTCCGTCGTCACCGTGCCACCTCCTACGTGTGGTGCCGGACCTTCCACGCCCGGCACTGCCCCTTCAAGTCGACGGTCGCCTCGTCGAGGTCGAAGACGCCCAACTGCTCGCAGTTGTTCCGCGTCGTCCCCGATCGGTACGTCACCGTCTTGTGGTGCTCGCACGCGCCGCACAGCCGCGTGCCCTTCCCCTTCGCCACGTACCCCATGGTCGACTTCAAGGCCCGGTACGATTCGGGGGCCATCGCTCACACCCCCGTCGCGAGGAGGGCCACGACCGCCACGACGACGATCGCCACCCACGCCGCCATGATGACCACTACCATCCGTCCCACCTCCCCTACGCCGTCGGGAGTCCCATCTTCCGCCGCAACGCGGCGGCCCGGGCCTCGGCCTCGGCCACCTTCGCCGGGTCTTGCTCCTCGACGCCGATCGCTTCGACGACCGCCCGTCGCTCGCGCTCGCGCGCCGCCATGTTCGCCGCCGTGTCGCCGGCCGCCCTTGAGGGGACGCGCTTCGGCCCGAGGGTGAGGTAGTCTTCCCACCGCCGGGCCGGCCCGACGAACGTCGCCGGGTGCATGACGAAGTCGACCTCCTTCCCCGCCACCGTCTTGACGTAGTTCGCGAGCCCCTGCATGACCTGCTGGGCCGCGAGGCCTCGCGACGCCGACCCGCCCTTCACTTCGACCATGCGGGCGTGCCACGCCTTGCGGGCCCCGGCCTTGTTCACCTTCCGCGGGTAGGCCGCCCAGAAGGCGTCGAAGAGAGGGTCGCCGGCGTTCATTGGTTCTGGTTCGATCTGGTTCTGGTTACTGGCAACGTCGTTGCGTACCCGTACGCACTCCGGTTGCGTACCGTGGTCAACGTCGTTGAGGGGGTGGGCAACCACGTTGCGTACCCCTGCCACGAGGGCCACCGTCTCGACGGTCAGGACGTACCGATTCGACGTCCTGTCGCCCGCCTTGTCCATGCGGGCCTCGACGGCGAGGTACCCGCACGCGACGAGGACCTTCATCGCCGCGCGGACCTTCGGCGCCGAACACCTGCACCGCTTCGCCACCGTCGCCACCGACGGCCAGCACGAACGGTCGCGGTCGGCGAACCGGGCGAGGACGGCGTACACGGCGATCTCGTACGCCCCCAGCCGGTCGTCGTCGACGACGACGTCCTCGACCATGCCGAACGGCACCGCGTGCCGACGGCCCACCTCGACTGCTTCGGATTGTCCAAGCGCCACGCTCGCCACCTCCACGGCCACGACCTTACGACCTCGCCGCGTCGGCGTCAACTCCGCCGTCGGGGCGCCGCTTCGTCAGGGTCACGTCGCCCGTCCGACCGTCGACCAACTGCCAGAGGACGTCGCCGACCCTGATACCCGTCCCCTGCAGGGCGTACACGATGGCCCCGCCGTCGCCCCCGCTCTGCCGCACGACCGTCGGCTTCGCCCGTACGAGTCGTTTCATCCGTCGTCTCCTTTCTGTGGACCCAGCGGGTGGTCCCGCCACCACGCCATCGGCACCCACGCCCAGTCGTCGACGTCCGTCGACGGGTCCGTCAGGACGAGGTTGTACCGCCCAGCCGGGGTCAGGTACAGCCTCCCGTGCCCGATCGACACGGGGTTGATGCGCAGTTCGTCGGACACCGCCAGCCGGTAGAGGCCCGTCTGCGCGACGTGCCAGTCGGCCTTCGCCCCACTCTTGACGTCGAGGACCCACGGCCTCGATGAACCCGGCAGGCGACCGACGAGGTCGACGCGGCCGGCGAACCGTAGAGTCTCGTGGTACACGACCCACTCGCGGTCGTCGACGACGAACCCGCTGTACGCAACGAACGTCCGCCACGCCTCGAGGTACGGGGCGAGGTCGTCGCCCACCGTCGCCTCGTCGAGGATCCCCAGCGAGTCGAGCTCAACCAGCGTATGGACCCGCCGCCCGCGCTCGGCGTGCCACTCGGACGCCCCGTGCCAGTACGTCCCCGACTGCCAGCGGACCATCGACGTGACGCCCGGGACCTCCTCGCCCCGGGCGTCGTAGTACCGATGCGCCGCGTCGTCGAAGCGCAAGCGCGCGACCCGCACGCTCACGCCGCGCCCGTCCGCCGGGTCGTCCCTTTGTCGTAGACCCGCACGCCCGGGATCGTCGTCGACGCCTTGAGGGCCTTGACGACCTTCGTGATCGCCGAGTCGGCCGTCGTGAGGAAGGCGAGCGGGGCCTTCCCCGCCGCCACCGCCTCGACGAGGTCCTTGAGCTCGACGCACTCCCACTGCCAGTTCTCGACGAAGGTGTACCCGGCCGCCTTCGGGGCCTCGACGGCCTGCGGGGCCACCGCCACGGGCGCCTCGATGAGGGCGTCGGCCTCCTTCGTCAGGCCCACGGCTGAGAGGTCGGTCGCGATGGCGAGGCGCGCGTCCTCCTCGCGCTTCCGTGCCGCGTCCTGCCGCTTCTTTTCCTCGGCGGCCAGCCGCTTCCGCTCGGACTCCCTCCACGCGTACGCCTTGCGCTCGAAGAGCGCCGCCGCCTCGCGGAGCGGGTCGCACAGGCCCTTGATGGCCCGCGTGATCGACTGCCACGTCGCGTGGGCGTTCTTCTTCGTCTCGCCGAAGACGTCCTCGACGTTCGCCACGCCCCGGTCGCACCGGGCCTTCCCGTCCATGGCGAGGGCGAAGGTCGCCTCGTCGACGACCTCGATGGCCTTCGCCTGCTCGACGATCGGCCGCGTCATCGTCTCGACGGCCGTCACCTGCTCGACGTTGAGGACCGTGAGGTCCGTGGTATTCTGGTCGCTCACGATGCACCTCCCTGCGTCTTCGCCGCGCGGCCGGCGACGACCGCCGCCCGCAGTTCCGTGTACGTCTTGAACAGCGCCGCCTGCCGGGCCGCGACGTCGACGACGGCCTTCGCCTCGTCGGCCTCGTGCTTGTAGGCGATGCGCGTGTTCTGGTCGATCGACGACACCGGCCCCGCCTCGGTGCGGATGACGTCCGACAGGAGGGCCATGCACCCCGCGTACAACTGCTCCGCCGACGCGGTCGCCGGCAGTTCCTTCGCCGCCGGGGCGCTCACCGGGGCCCCGCCCGCCGAGGGCCGCGCCGCGGCCGCAGGCGCCGGAGGTCGTCCGCTCGCCCCGTTGCCGTCGTCGTCGTCGTCGGCCTGCGCGATGCCCGCCATGGCCGCCGCCCCGTACCGCCGCAGGTACGTGATGCCGCTCCCGAGGTCCTGCGCCGTCGGAGGGACGTTGAGGGCCACCTGCTCCTCGTCGGCCGACTGCCCGCGCTTGCCCTTCCGCCTCACGACCTCGACCGTCAGCCCGTCGTCGAGGATCCACTGACCCGAGGAATGGAGGACCATCGTCGGGACCGTGAGGAACATCCGCGACCGGTCGTCGTTCCACGTCGTCTCTGGCGACTGGACCATCGACAGCCCGTTCGCCGAGAACGGCCCACGGATCGCTTCGAGGACGCCAGCGAGGTCCGCGTACTTCGACCCGAAGTACGGGTTGTTCGCGTCCGCCGTCGGATTCTGGATCGCCGCCTGCGCCTTCGCCAGTGCCACCGCGATCTCTGTCATCTGCTCCGAGTGCTTCATCGAGCACCCCCTTGTTTTTCGTCGGCGGAGATGGTAGGTTCGTTGCGTCACCGACGCACGGGCCCTCGCGGGCCCCTGCCACCTTCCACCGCGGACCCGGACGCCACGCCGGGTCCGCTTCTTTTCTACAAAGACAGTTTACCGTATTTCCGTGGAAACGTCAAGCCAGCCCGGGCGGATACTCCTCCGCCGCCGCACCGCCGCCCTCGGCCTGCTTCGGGCTCGCCCCGAGGATGAGGCGCCCGACGTTGACGACGACCTTCGACCGCGGGCTCCCGTCCTGCGCCGTCCACCGGTCCTGCTTGAGCCCCCCGACGACGGTGACGGCCTTCCCTTTCTTGACGTACTCCCCGACGACCTCCGCCGTCCGCTCCCACGCCACGACCTCGAAGAACGACGCCTCCTCGACGGTCGCCCCGTCGTCGCCCTTGCGCGACCGGTTGACCGCGAGGGCGAAGGTCGCCACGGCCGTCCCCTTCGGCGTGTACTTCAGTTCGGCATCCCGGGTCGCCCGACCCGCGAGGACCACGACGTTCAAGTCTTCCATCGGCACTCTCCTTCTGTCCCGGCTTCGGACGGGACGTGCGCTTTCCGACGGGGCGCCCCTCCCGGTACCCCGCCGCCGTCAGCATCACTCGAACGGGAACCCCCGCCGCGCGTTCACCTCGTCGAGGGTCGACGGACCCACGACGTCGCGGACCGTCACCCGCCCCTGCCGCTCGCGCTCGCGCGCCCGGAGGACCCGCACGAGGTCACGGACCGACACGCCCACAAGGGCCGCCGCCCCCGCGCACGACACCCCGAGGCCGACCGCCCGCACGAGGGCCGTCATCCGTCGGCCTCGATGGTCTCGCCCATCTCGCGCAGTTCGGCGAACCCGTCGTACCCGTGCCGCGACCACCCGCAGTAGCACCGGTCAAGCCCGACGTGGGCCCCGCACGTGCCGCACACGTACGCCCCGCAGTAGTCGTCCCGGGTCGCCGTCCCGTGGCACCCCGACTTGTCGCACGCCTTCTCTTTCGGCTTCGGCACCTCACGCCTCCTTCTGGTCGGCCGCATTGAGGGCCACCTGCAGTTCGACCTCTCCGCCCGTGGCCGCCACGTGCTTCAACGACACGCGGCGCACCGGCCCGTCGCCCTTCCTGACCTCGGCCCACGGCGGGACTGCCGAGCGGCACACCGCCACGACCGTGACGGCCACCTGTTGCCCGACGACGTACACCATCCTCATTCTCCCTTCCCGACCCAGTCGAGCCGGGCCACGGCGGCGACACACGCCGCCCGCATCCGTCGGACGCCCTCGACGGCCCCGTCGTAGAACGCCTTGTCGAGCCGGCCCTGCTGAGTCATGGCCCGGTCCTTCTCGACCTTCCGCACGCAGTCGTCCTCGGCGTCCATGATCGCCTTCGCGACGCGGTACGCGAACTTCTGCCGCCGCGTCACGTAAGGATCCCCGCGTGGGCCTGCACGCGCGCCGCTACGATCTGCACCACCGCGTCGTAGCTCTCGCCCGGCTGGCCGTCCTTCCCGACGACGTACATCGTCCGCCGGCGCGCGTGGCCGTCGCGGATCGTCGCCCCGTCGCTCTCGATCGACAGCATGGCCGCCGCCGTCTCGAGGTACTTCGCCGCCCCGATGTACTCGCCCATGGCGTTGTACACCTTCCACCGCGGAGCCGCCGCCATCACCGCACCCCCTTCCCGTCGCGCGGGCCGGGTGCGAAGTGCACGAACCGACCCGCCTCGTGGACGATCTCGTCGAGCTCACCGGTGCTGTCGAAGTACAACAGCCGCCGGCCGTCGACGAGCCTCCCTGCCGCGTACAGTTCGGCGACGACGACTTCGATAGCGTTCGTCACCGACTGGTACTGGTCCCACGGACCCACGTCCTTGATGAACAGCGTCCCGCCCGGGTCGTCGCGCACGACGACGTAGTTCGCCCTGTCGCCGCGCATCACCGCACCGTCGGCATCAGCGCGACGCCCGGACACCGTTCGTTGGTGCATTCGTTGTTCTTGTTGACGTAGCACCCGCACGCGGCGCACCGCAGGCGCGTCTCGGCGTTCCGCCGCCACGCCTCCCGCTGGGCGATCGACGGCCGCCAGATTCGACGCTTGACTTTCATCCCCGCACCTCCGATCTCGCCCGCGCCAGCACCCGGGCCGCCAGCCTGCACGCCGCCTCGTGACGGAGCATCCCGGACGACCTGATGGATTCGCCGTCGAACCACACGACGACCCACCGCTTCCCATGACCCATGATCTTGACCCGCACCACGTCGGGCCTCCCTTCTGGTGGGGCTTCGGACCCACCGTGCGCTTTACGCGGGCGCCCCGCGGCGCCCGTGCCGTCAGCTTACCACAGGACCATCGACGGGCGCACCGCCTGCGCCTTGACGACGTACCCGATGTGCAGGTACGCCGCGACGTACCAATGGACGAACACGAGGACGTCGTCGACGGACCCCGTCGCGGCCGTCCCGCTCGCCGACCGGTAGATGCCGTCCTTCGTCCCGAGGGCGTACCCCGCGACGACCTGACTGTCGCGACCGTCCTCAAGGTTGAGGAAGGCCGTCGCCCGCGCGGAGTCGAAGCCGCGCTCCATGTACACCTCGACTGTCAACTGCGCGACCATCACGCGGCCGCCTTCCGGTACAGGCCGGCCGCCCCGCGCATCCGTTCGAGGTCGAGGCGGTCGACTTCCTCCCACGCCCTGCGGTACGTCCCGGCCTTCTCGAACATCCTCCGGTCGGCGCACCACAGCGCCATGCCGGCGAGGTAGTTCGCGTACTGCCCGATCGTGTACCGCGCCCCTGTGCTCTCTGCGACGATCTCTGGACCCATTCTGTCCTTCCCTTCTGACCCGGCTTCGGACGGGTCGTGCGCTTTACGGCGGATCGTTCGACCCGCCGCCGTCAGCTTCACGCCCCCAGCCCTTTGCGGCTTCTCGGGGTGCGATCGTCGGACTGTTCGGATTTGCGTCGGAGCGGTTCAGCCGTCGACGCTTCCGGGGTGCCCTTGGACGATCGCGTGGGGGACCTTTTCCTTCCCACCCCCACCGTCCTACTTTTTTACTACGCCTTAAATATCGCATACTTCCATGGAAATCTCAAGCCCCGTTCCATGTTTTTTTTCGCTGATCTGACGATTTCTCGGCGGACTACTACACGGCCGTTCACCCCTCCCGGGCCCACGGACCCGTGCCCGCGGCCGCGATCCCGATTCCCCGCGCCCGATGGGACGGCGCCGAACGTTCCCCCCCGACCACGTCAAATGACACCACCGACCCCCTCGCGCCCCGCGTAGGCCCGCCTCGTGCGTCGTACGGGGTCGCCGTTAAACGCCGAGGGCCGCCCCCGTGGACAGCCCCCGTTCCCGCACCCTGCTACCAGCCGTCTACGGCGTCCCCGCGGCCCACCCTCCGACGAACCCCGCCGCCGCGGCGACGACGACCGCGACAACGACCGTCCCCCACGGGAACCCCCGGGGGGCGATCCTGACGCGCACCTCGGGCAGGCGCACCTCGTACAGCAGGCGCCCGCCCGCCACGTCGACGACGATCGGGCCGGCGTACGTCACGACGGCGACGTCGTCGGTGACGGTGAGGACCGTCAACGGCAAACGGACCGTCGGCACTGCGAGCTCGATCGTGTCGAGGGCCACGACGTCGAGCGCCGCGTCCTCGGGGTGGGCCGCGACGTACGCCCGCGCCTCTTCGAGGGTCAACGGCACCTGCCCTCCCCACGCCCCGACGGCGACCGCGAGGAGGACGACGATCGCGACAGCGATCCTACCGACGACGGTCAGCGTGCGCATGCTTCACCTCCACGACGGCCACGCCGCGCGTCGCCCCGATGGCCCTGACGTCCTTCGCCACGACTCCCTTCGGTAAATCGACGGTGATCCACCCCGCGTCGCCCTTCACCGCAACGTGCGTGTCGTCGATCGGCACGAACGGCATCCCGCCCTTCACCGTCCCGAGACGCGACTTGACGGCGATGAGGACCTTCCGACCCGTCCCGAGGGCGAGGGCGAAGAAGACGGCCACGGCGACGAACCTCCACCGTTGGACGACCCACGCCCCGATCGCCTTGACGACCTCGACGACCTTCTTCACCCTGCGCCCCCGATCACGTCCGTGTCGCCCGACACGACCGTCGTCCCCGAGGTCGCCTTCGCGATCTCGACCTTCGCCGCCTGTCCACTGGCCGCGACGTTCAAGACGCCGAAGGAAGTCAGCGACGCGACGGGTGCCCCGAGGACGACGATCAGCATCGACGAGTCGATCGTCGTCCCCTTTAAGAGCAATCCGCCGAAGACGACGAGCGGGAACACGAACCCGGCCCCGACGGCCAACCAGAACTTTGTGCCTGTCCGCACGGTCCACCTCCTCGTCCGTAGAATGGGCGGCCGGGCGCGCGAGCGGCCGTGCGCCTGATGCCGGACGCCGACGTCCGATTGCCTGCATCTTTCGACCCATGTCCTGCGAGCCCTGACGCCGCCCCCGATCGCCAACGGCGACCGTCTCTGGCAGGGGTGGGGATCGAACCCACGACTTCCGGATTATGAGTCCGGTGACCTCCCGCTGGTCCACCCTGCTCCGTACGCCACCGCCACCGCCCTGTCCACCTCCCGCTCGACCGCCAGCACGTCCGCCAAGTACCGCACCGTCGACCGCGGCGGACGGTCGTCGTCGCCGTGGTTGTACGCCACGACGGCCGCCTCCCACGTCCCCCACCGCACGTACCCGTCGTGGAGGTGCTTACACCCAAGACCGACGTTGACGACTGAGTCGAAGGCCTCCGCCTCCGAGAGGTACCAGTACGCCTTCGAGTTCAGTTGCATCACGCCGCGGTCGTACGACCCGTCACCGTTCGGTCCTCCGACGGCCCGGCTGTAGAAACCGCTCTCCCTGCTCCCGATCGCGATTGCAATTCCGAGCGGCACGCCGTCGGCGATCGCCGCGGCCACGAAGGCCGACGCCGTCGACCTGTCGTGTGTGAACTGCTCGACGACCGCCGTGAGCTCGTCGAGGGCCCCGACGTCGGCCGCCGCCCGAACCGCCTCCGCCGTCGTCGCCCGCGACGCTACGACGACGATCGACGCAGTCGCCGGCCGCGCGACCGTCCGTGCCGCCATGACGAGGATCCCCGCCGCGAGTAGAAGAAGGACGACGCCGACCACGAAGGCCGCCCACGCCAGCCCCGGGGGCCTCACGCGGGCTGTCCCTTGTCGAGGACGGTCAGCTTCTCGGCCACGGTGACGAGCGTATTCCCGCCGTTCGTCCCCTCGACCCACAGCGTCCACACGCCAGCCGTGTCGTTCTGCGCCCCCGTGACGTCGTAGTGCCCCTCGCCAGCCGGCGCGTCGTCGATCGTCGCCGGCGTCCACGTCCCTTGCGTCCCGTCGGGCTTCTGGTACCCAACGCTGAGCGTGTATCCCGTCAAGTTGACGGAGACACCCTGATCCTCGACGGTGAACTCGTACACGTACGACTGCCCTTTGACCTTCACGGCGTCACCTCCGTCTGTCTGACGCGCAGGACGACGGGCTCGCGCTCGTCCCACTCGAGGGTTTCGACCTCCGTCAGCATGTCCCGCAACGTCACGACCTCGAACGGAGAGGCCACGAGGCGCTTCCGCTCGAACCGCGACCACCATAGCACGACGGCCTCGGTCTGTAACGGGGCGGTACCTGTGAAGACGATCGGCTCCCCGAACGCCTCCGCACTCGCGATCCCACCCACGACGGCGATCGACGCCGAGAGGTCCGGCACCCCGAAGACCTCACCGCTGGCGATCGCCCCCACGCCACTGACGACGACCCCGACGCCCGGCGTCCCCACGGCGCCGGCGCTGGCGATCGCCCCCGCCCCCGTGATCGACGCCGCGACCGACGGACTGCCGAAGGCTTCCGCTCCGGCGATCGCCCCTGCCCCGGTGATCGACACCGCGACCGACGGGCTCCCGAACGCCTCCGCGCTCGTGACGTTCCCGACGGCGGCGACGTTGACGGTCAGCGTCGGATTGCCGAAGGCCTCGGCACTGGCGATCGCCCCGACGCCAGAGACGTACCAGTCGCCCCCGACGACGGTGACGGTCGGCTCCCCGAATGCTTCCCCGCTCGCGATTCCCCCGACGGACGTGATCGCCACGGAGACGCCCGGCGTCCCGACGGATTCCCCGCTCGCGATCGCCCCGACGCCCGCGATCGTCGCCGCGACCCCGGGTGTGCCGAAGGCGCCGGCGCTCACGATCGCCCCGACGCCCGCGATCGACACCGATACGCCAAGCGTTCCGAAGGCCCCCGCACTGACGATGGCGCCAGCACCAGCGATCGTCGCCGCCACCGACGGCGTCCCAACAGCCTCCGCGCTCGCGATCGCCCCGGCCCCCGCGACGTTCACCGACGCCGATAGCGTCCCGAACGCTTCCGCGCTCGCGATAGCCCCGACGCCGCTGATGTCGTGATCGCCACCGACCTCGACGTACGGCGCCAGCGTCTCGCCGAGGAACGCGTCGAGGCTGAACGGAGCCGGGACGCCGCCAGCAATGAACCACTCGCGCAGAAAAGCGTCGAGTCCAAAGGGAGCTTCCGCGGTAGTGGACGTGTCCTCTGCGTCATGTACGAGTGAACTGATGCTCAAATCAAACGAGTCGAAATCTATCGTCGTCCCCGGATTGTACGGAGAACTGTACGCGTTGCCGAAGCGCAGGTAATCGGGTTCTCGCGTCGAACCCGCCAAACTCCCCGAGTCGATCGCCGCGCCGAGGTCCTCATCGGTGCTGAGGTACCACGCGTAGGTTGCACCTGTGGTGTCGTACTTGATTCCGAAGTGGTACCAAGTGTTCGCAGCTATGTTCTGCGCCGTGCCCGTCACGTCGCCGTTGTCGTAATATTCGAGGTTGACTGTTAGTTGCGTCCCGGTTTTCGTGACATAGAGGGCCGAGCAATTGTACCCCGACGGATTGTAAATGCCCACCGGGTAGATGTAGTTGCCGTCAGCCAAACCGTCGGTACTGATCTTAAACCACCCGGCGAGGTACGCGACGTCGCTGACAGCCGCGGGTTGAATCGCGTAGTACTCTGACGAAAGGCCAGTCATCCTCTCGCAATAAGCACTGTCGCCGTGCGATCCGCCAGCGACGAACGAGTGGGTGGGAGAACCCGTCAGCGTCCAGCTCTGGTCGTGCTCATTCTCAAATCTCTCAAATGCCGTCGTCCATTCGATCGTCAACGTTTCGGCGGCAACGGAGTTGAAGCGCATATAATCGCCCGACGTATCTTCATCTGACCACAGGCAGATGTTGATGTAGTCCCCGCTCTCCAACTGGTCGCCGGCATCTGAATCTATCGCGATGGCAAGGTCTGCCGCGAGGTCAATCTCGCGCGTCTCCCCAGGTCCGAAGCAATCTTCCTGATACACCCACGCGGTTTCGATCGAAGCCCTCGCGTCAGCCCACGCCGCCGCATTTGGTTCGTTCGATCCGCTCCACACCGCCCACGTATTTTTCTGCACCCTCACGGCAACCTTCACGGTCGTGTTGCTGTCGGGCGTCCCGTGCAAGTACATGTGCAGAATGGTGTCGGCTTTTTTTATAGTCGGTCCGTCGTACAGAAACGACAGACCACCGATGATGTAGGACCCGCCTATATTTCCGGCAATGGCAGGGTCGCCGCCCTCCCACGTCCCGAGGTAATCAGTCCCATCTACTGCCGCAGCAGTCGGTCCCCACGTCGGCACCCCGGGCCCCTCCCCTTATGTCGCCACCTCTCGCACTACGCCTGCTTCATCGGCCCGAGCAACGCGTCCGGCCACGTCGCCTTCAACGCCTCGCACGTCGCCGCCGCCTCGATGGCCGGGTCGTCCGTTACGTCGCGCAGTAAAGCACGCTTCTCCTCGACCTTCACGGCCTCCGCGTCGTCCTTCGACCCCGTCGCCTTCATCCACTCGCCGTCGAGTTCGACGAAGGCCCGCGCCCGGGCGTGCCTCAGCATGGCGCGGTGCAGTTCGCGTGCGGCAGGCAGGTCGTGTTCCAGCTTCCCCCCGCGGTCGCGCAGGGCGTCGCGGTACGTCCGGTCCACCGGCACGTCGCCCGACGCCACGATGCGCCACCCCTTGATCGGGCCGTCGACGGTGAGGAACGGGCTCCGCTTGATCTCCTCGTCGACGTTCTGCGCGCTCGCCTCGCGCATCCATACCCCCGCGTCCTTGTCCGCCCACTCTGCCCCCGGCGGCAGGACGTTCCCCCGTCCGAGGGTGACGAACGTCATGATGGCGACCTCGTCGGTCGCTCGCACGATGGACACCTTCACGTCAGCCATAACCCCTCCTCACATCCAGTAGCCGTAGCACACGGCGTAGTAGTTCGCCGGGTCGTCGACAAGCATCGTTGAAGCCGTGTGGTCGAAGCTCTCGATCTCGAAGGCCGTCTTCGTCTGACTGTTGAGCCGAATGTTGTTGTCCTCGACGTCGGCCACGGCGTACGTCGCCACCCCGCGCTCGAGGGAGCAGAGGATGGCGTAGACGGACTCCGCGAAGTCGGTAGCGATCGTCACGCCCAGCCGCCCGGTCCCCGTGTCGGAAATGCTCGTCACGTTGTAGTTGACCGTCAGCGTCACGCCGTCGCCCGTCGCCTTGAGCCACGCGTTCGCCGTCCCCGGGTGGTACGGCACGCGGCCGGTGACCGCGACGAGGGTGTTGTTGTTCGCCTCGCGCATGTCGCCAGCCGTCGCCAGTTCAATGACCCCGCGTCCCGTGTCGGTCGCCTCCCCCTCCTGCACCGTGGCTACGACCGCCCTGACCACCCGCCACGACGACGCCTGCGACCAGTGGAGCGTGTCGCCCGGGCTCAAGACTCCGACGAACAGTTCCCGCTCCGTTGCACTGTTGTCGAACTTGACCGTCACCGTCACCTCGGCCGTGTCGAGGTTGACGACCTGAATGTCGCGCACGAGGCGGTACGTCGACGCCCCCGGGGCCGCGACCATCGTGACCGTGGTCGTGTTGTTCGTCGCCCCGTCGGAGTGCCCGGGCGTGAAGCCCGAGGCCGTGACGTCCGACCAGTCGACGTTGAACTCCGGCTGGTTCGCCGCCACCGCCCCGCCGAGGACGACCTCGAGGGTATCTCCGGCGTCGACGAGGTTCATGCCTGATTGCCGTGGCAGGCCCAGTAGTACTGCGCCGGATCCTGCGCCGCCATGGTTACCGACGTATGGTCGTAGCTCTCGACCTCGAACGAACCCGCCGCCTGCGACGCGTTCCTGATGTTGTTGTCCTCGACGCCCGTAGCACTGAGCGACGTTACCGACCGTTGAAGCGTGCACTGGATTCCGTAGTTCGCCGTCGAGAAGTCCGTGGCGATCGTCACCCCGAGGCGACCCGTGCCCGTGTCGCTGATCGACGTCACGTTGTAGCTCACGACGAGCGACGTGCCCGCCCCGTTCGCCATTCCCCAGCACTTGCAGACGGCCGGGTGGTACTGCAGACGGCCCGGCGTGACGACCTTCGTCGTGCTCGACCCCGTCTCCATCTCCGCCTGCGTGGCGATCTGGACGATACCCGGCACCGTGTCGCTCGCCGCCTGATACCCCGGCACGCGCCAACCAGCCTCCGCGCTCCACGTCAAGGACTGGCCGGGCTGTAAGGCGATCACGATCAGTTCCCGCAACGTGGCGTTGTTGTTGTACCGTACCGTCACCGTCGCCGCGACCGTGTCCTTGTTGTACACGTTGACGTGCTTCACGACCCGTTGCGTCGACGCACCGGGGGCGGCGCAGATGGTGACGGCCGTCCCGCCATTCGATGCCGTGTCCGAGTGACCGGGTGTGAACGCGCTCGCCGTGACGTCCGTCCACTCGACGCACACCGGAAGCTGGTTCGTCGTGACGGCCCCGCCGAGGATCAGTTCGAGGCTCTTCGTCGTGGCGTCGAGGATCATGGCGTCACCGGATCCTGATACGGATCACCGACCCCGGCGTCGCGTAGAAGACGACGTACCACGGCGACGGTGTCCCCACCTCGTCGGACTTCGCCCACTCCGACGGCAGGACCGTCCCATCCTCCACCACGGTGCGCACCGTCCTGACCATGACGCGGTACGCTCCCTCCGCGGCGAAGGTGACGACGCCGCCCGTGCCCGGGACCGTGGCGATCAGCGTGAAGGCCCCCGAGGGGTACCCTTGGATGCCGACCTCGTACGTGACTTCCGCCGGCGGAATCGTCCCGAGGGAGGGCGCGTCCCACTCGACCTCGAGCGACTGGCCGACGACGACCTTCGTCTGGCACGACGCGACGAGACAGACCGCGAGCAACAGCGCCGCGACCATCATCGAACGTTTCATCGTGGCCCCCCTCAGAGCTTGAAGATCCGGTTCGCCCCGCTGTCGAAGGCGATGTTCACCGTCTGGCCCGCGGCCGGCGTGAACGGCAGTCCCGTCGCCGTGTCGATGCAACAGATCACGCGCGCCGTCGCGTCTGACCCCGTATGCTTGAAGGCGACGAGCTTCCCGCTGGCCGTGGCCGCCGTGGCGACGAGCGACGTGTCGGCCGCGTCGGCGACTCCGCTCGTCACGGTCTTCGATCCGAGTGCCGCCGTCCGTCCGTTGTCGACGGCCCCGAGGTCAGACAGGTACCGGTCGGACGCGTCGAAGCTGTACGAGTTGAGGACGAGCATGAATCGGATGTCGTCGGTGTCCCAATCGATCGAGCCGTCGAGGAATCCCTCGCGACCCGGGTCGAACATCTGATTGGCCATCTACTTGATCCCTCCCACGGCTTCATTGCTCTCGATGCCGCCGACGCCCGTGATGTCGTGCGGCGGAACGGTCGATCCTTTCGCCGGGACGGCCGCGAGGGTCTGTGCGACGATGCCAACGATCTTCCGTACTGCGTGGACGACGTCGACCGGGTGCTGGCCCTTCGTCCCCTCGGCGATGGCATGCACGCGCGCCTTGTCCTTGGCGCTCAACAGTGCGAGGTCCGACGCCGAGACGTCGACGTGGAGGGCGAAGCCTCCCTTTTCGACACCAAAGAGTAATTTCATGCCCTCCACTCCTTCCTTCCGGTGGGCGTCGAACGTCCGACGCCCACCCGTGCGGCGCATGCTCGGAAGCTTACGCCTTCTTGAAGATGGCGACGACTGCCGCGATGGCAGCGCCGATCGACAGCGCAATGGTCACGTAGGTTCCGACCTCGTCGGCCGTCGCCCCACCGACCGCCACGGCGGCCGCGATCGCAACCGCAGCCACGGCGAAGCAAATCTTCTTCACTGTGCCCATAGTCTTACCCCTCCTCTGGCCCACTGACGGGCCATTTTTCCAAGGCCGTCAACGACGGCTCCTTCGGCGCATCGTCGCACGACACACCGCCTTCGTCTACTGCGCAGGCATCTCCGCGTGGAATGGATCCCACCCGAGCCCGGTCGTCGCGTCGATCGGCTCGAACCGCCCGCCCCACGTGAACCCGTGGGCCTCGAGGATCGCCCCGACCTTCCTGTACCCGTCGAGGTCTTTCGTCACGTCCCACACCGCCTTCCCCTTCGTGTCGAGGACGACGAAGTCCCACGCCCGCTTCGACTGGTGGACTGACGGTAGGATGAACCCGTCGGCCTTCGTCACCCCCCGCGTCCGCCGCGCGTCCGACTCTGCGACCTTCGGGAGCGTCGCCGCGAGGCGCATCGCGTCGAGGAGACGCCGCCCCGTCCCCGGGTCGTCGCCGACGGCATCCTTGAACCGTGCGATCGCGAACTGCGCCAACTGCTCGAGGGCCGTGCGGCCCGTCGACGTCGGGACGATCCACACGTCCGCCGCCTTCGCGTCGTCGACGACGGCCTGCGCCCTGACGGCGACCTCAGGGTCGAGCTCGCTGAACGACCGTCCCATGCTAATGCCTCGGCCAGAACCGGGCCGCGAAGGCAAGGGCCGCCATGATGAGTGCCGTCGAGACGAGGAAGAAGTCCTTCGTCCGCATCCACTTCCGATCGACAGACTGGCCCGTCCGCGCGACACACTTCTCTCGATGGTCGACGCACTCGGCCTTCGTCGCCAGCGTAGGGATGGTGCGTTGGATGTCGGCGACGCCCACGGCGGTGTCCTTGGCGGTCCCGATGAGGCCCGGCGTCCCGTTCATGCCCACGACGACGGCCATCAACTGCGACACCGCCTTGTGCGTGTCGGCCAGCATCCGTCCTTCCGTCTCGGTCATCTCCACCACCTCACTCCCGGCGGTATACACCTTCGGCGCCCCTTTGTCACGGTGCCAGTCCGACCTCGGCGACGTAGTCGAACACGGGAATCAACGGCGTCCACGCCGACGTCGGCGACACCTTGTACTTCGCCCACTCGGCCATGACCCAGTCACGCACGACCGTCACGTTCTTCCCAAGGAGGGCGAGGCAATGCGTCCGCTCTGGTTCATGATCAGTCGAAAAGAAGATCGCGTTGTTGATCCCGTACTTCTCGACGACGTCGGGGTCGGGCGCGATCGCCCCGGGCGTCGGGACGAGGATGATGGTGAACTGGACGTACTTCCTCGGCCAAAACCCATGGGAGACGTCCCCGAGCGTGTAGCTCATGCCGTTCGCAAGGTCGATCATCGGAACCTCCTCAATCCTTCTTACAGATCAACAGTTCACGCGACAGGGGCATCGAGTTGTCTGTCCCCGTCACGTGGGTGTGGGTCACGGTGTGGTAGTGCGACAGCGTGGCGCAGGTGTACCCGTCGGCCGCCCCTCCGACGTCGGCCGCCCCGTACCCGCCGGATGCCCCGCTCATGGTGTGGCCGTGCGACGCCGACCCACCCGTCCCTTCGAGTCCAGTGCTGTTGAGCCTGACGAACCTCCCCAGCGCCGCCGAGTACACCGACCACCCGGGGGGGACGGTCGACCCGAGGAAGAAGGCGACGACGCCAGCGGGGATGAAGAGGGCGTCGCTACCCGTCGGCGAGATGAGGTCGAGGACGATGTACGGCGGGACGTTCGGTTCCGAATGATTCGGCACCGAGTGGGAGTGACCGCCAGCCGGCCGCGCCGGGTGGTTGTACGTCGTGCCGAGTTGTCGCTCGGCGTAGATGTCGTCGGTGACTGTGGCGTGTGTATGGATGTGCGCCGCCGCACCCACGACTCCGCCCGTCCCGCTCGAATCGAGACTGACGAAATCGTCGGCACTGTACGTCGCCCGCGCCCACCCCGACGGGATCGACGACCCGTTGAAGAACAGGAAGGCACCCACGGGGATCGACGCGGCCCCGTTCGCCGCCGCCCCACGCCACGACCGTCCCAACGGCTTGTGGTCTGTGGCGCCGTGGCTGTGCGAGTAGTTGTGTGAAGCGCCGTGGACGCTGATGACGTTCTGCCTGATGATCGCGTCGTCAGCCACCATCGAGGCGCAGTTGGCGAAGTTGGCTACCTGCGTCTCGTGTGAATGGGTGTCGGCGTACAGGTCGCTCCCGCCTTCGGCGTTGTCACCCAGCGGGTAGACGCCGCTGTACGAGATCGCCGACCACGGCGACGCAGGCGCCGAGGCGAACAGGGCGATCATGTTGTACGGGATGCGCGAGAAGAAGACCTTCCACGCCCCGCCTGCCCCTGCATGACCGAGTTGCGTCGCCTTCCACGCCCCGCCGGACCCGACCCATAGTTCGTGAACGCGCTTCCACGCCGCGCTGACGCCGACGTTCATGTCGTGGGCCACGACTCACGTCTCCCGTTGGAGCCACAGGTCGCCGTCGGCTGGCGTCCCGCTGGGGGCCGACGTCGACACCGTGACGACGGCCGCCACGAAGGGCCGCCAGTACGTCGCGTTCGGCGGCTCGACGTTCTGGTTAGCGGCCAAGGCGATGTACGTCACCCCGCCGTGCGTGCAGATGCCGCCCAGCGGGAAGTACGTGTCGGCGAACCATTCGAGACTGCTGTTCTGCCCCCACGAGTTGCTGTTGTCGGCCTTCGTCTCCGTCCCGTCGTCGGTGAACTGCGACTCGTGGTAGTTCTTCGTCCCCTCGTACCTGCACAGCCCGTGGTCGAGGTAGGCGTACTCGGAGTTCTCGGCCGTCGAGGCGATGCGGAGGAGGATCTTGAACCCGGTGGCGTTCGTCGGGAGGGTGACGTCGACGTGGAGTTCTTCCCACGCGTCCTGCACGCTGGCGAAGTCTTCCGTCTCGGTCCACGCCCCGCTGACGTAGTACGCGGCCACGAGGCTCACCTCGGCGGCCGCCGGCCCGCCCGACGACGGGATGCGGACGAAGACGGAGTGGTGATACGTCTCCCCGGGGACTTGGTCGTGGAGGTCGGTCGTCGACTCGCTGTCTTGGAAGGCCGCGTGGGCCTCGGTCCCGGCGGCGATCGACTTCGTCACCTTCGCCGACTCGCCCGTCGTGGCGCCCGAGTAGAACACGCCCGTGTCGGTCGTGATGCCGAGGTTGACGAGAGTCGCCGACGCCTCGCCGTTGAACCGCGGCACGCGCTGGTACTCGTACGTCCCCGTCTCGCACTCGCCGTTGACGAACCTGTTCCTGTTCGACCGGCAGACGTTGCCCGTCACGACGACGCGCTCGGCCCCCGTGACGACGTGGATGCCGCCGGCGCCCGACCCGTGGCAGTTGATGCAGGTATTGCCGATGACGAGGATGTCCTTCCCCGCGACCCTGATACCCGAACCGACGTTGCGGTACACCGTCCCGACGTCGCTGACGAGGTTACCCTTCACGACGACGCGTTCGCAGTTCGACGTCACTTGGATCGCCGAGTCGAGGGCGATGCCGTCGATGACGTTCCCTTCGATGACCGTGTCGAGGGCCTTGTCGACGGCGATCCCGGCCGTCGCGACGATGGCGTACCCCGTCCCACCAAGGAACGGGCTGTTGCCCTTCATCGTGTTCTTCGTGATGTTCCCGATCGTCTTGTACGCCACCGACCCAGTGTACACGTTGATGGCCGTCATGAAGTTGTCGAAGGCGTTCCCGTAGATCGTGTACCTCGTCGAGTCGACGATGAACGACCCATTGTAACAGTCATAGAAAAAGTTCTTGTCGATCGTCGACTGGTCGCAGTGGTCGAAGTACACGGCGGCGAACAGGCCGTCGAAGACGAGCCCCGTCACCTTGAGGTTGTCGACGTACGTCCCACGGACGCCCGTCATGAGGTAATCGTGGGCGATCGTCAGGACGACCTTCATGTCCTCGATCGTCACGTTCTCCTTGTGCGTGCCACTCGACCCGACGACCGACCAGCAGTTCCCTGTGCCAGAGAAGTTGATGAGCGTCGACGCGCCCGACCCACGGACGCGCATGTTCGACGGCACCTCGCAGTCGTCGGCGAAGTCGTACACCCCTGCCGTGAGGTAGGCCGACCCGTACCCCATGGCCGACGCCTGTGCGAGGGCGTTCTCGACGGCCGTGTGGTCGTCGGTCCCGGGGCACCGGAAGTCACACCGCCCTTCGTACAGGGCCGATGCGATGATGGCCTCGCCGGCGACCCACGTCGGGGAGGCCCCCGTCCCCGTCTGCTGCGTGACGTGCCCCGCCCCCGTGGCAGAGTAATCGACCCGCTCGACGAGACGGACGCGCGTCCGCGTCGCAGTGTGCGGACCCTTCGACGTGTGCGTGTACTCGGCGACGAAACACGTCAGGTCGACGTCGGTCGTCGGGTGGAAGGTCACGAGGGTGCCGATCTGCAGGTGGGGCGTCCAGTCGACGACGGCGTCGTATTCCTTCCGCGCCTCCTTCCCGAAGTCGACGTACCGACGGACGATCTGCTTGGCGAGGGCGTCGGTCGTCGCGTACTTCCCGGGCACCTCGCGCTCGATCTCGTCCCACTCGTCCGTCACCGTCGCGTCGACGTGCTCGACCTTCTTGACGGCGAGCTCACGGAGGGGCGTCCCGCGGACTTGGAACTTCCTGATCGTGATGGGCGACCCCGAGGTGTTCCGCAGGATGAGCTCGGAGGACGCGACGTTCTGCCGCGTCGCCGCCGTCGACCCGTTGAAGGAGACGATCGTCAAGCCCGATCCGCTGTACTCGATGTCCGACCCGCTCCCCGAGGCCCCGATCGTCGGCGTGACGATGTCAGTCCCCACCGGGAACTTCTCGCCGTCGAAGCCGTACTCGAGGCGCCCGACGGCGTCGGCATCCGTCCCGCCCGGCCAGTACTCGCCAGCGGCGACGACGATGGCGTTCCGCTTGAAGGCGTCGTCCCACTGATCGAAGTTCTTGTAGACGATTGACTCGGCGGGCAACGTCTGGTACTGCTTCCACTCCGTCGTGCACTTGTTGCAGAACCGGTTGCCGCCGACGGCTTGGAAGGAGTGCACGTTCGCGTCGTCGAAGACGTACTCGGGCGTCGGGCTGTTCCACTCTGCCGCCGTCCAGAGGGCGAGGCGGAGCTTGCCATCGTAGCGGAAGTGGAGAAGGGCCCCGTAGTGCTTCGCGAGGTCCTGCAACTCGGTGAACGGCTTCGTGTCGCCTCCCACCCCGACGTAGTCCTTCGTCTCGTCGACGTCGTAGAAGTCGCAGTCCCCGACCGCGAGGCCCATGGCCGCCGCGAGGGCGTGGGCGAGGGACGTCGTCGGCGTCGACGCCTTGGCGACCTTGTAGGACAGGAAGGCCGTCGGCGGCATCTTCCGATTCAACCCGCGCGACTTCGCCGGGTCGTACGCCGTGAACGACACTGCGTCGTCGGTCATCGACTCCTTCGACCGCGTGCACCCCTGCTCGGAGACGTACCCCGTAAAGACGACGATGTACGCCGCGGCCCCGATCTTCGCCGAGATGCGCACGGGCGCCCCGGCGAGATCGCCTTCCGTCCACACCTTCGGCGAGTTGCGAAACGTCCACTTGGCCTGCGCGGCCGTCGCCTCATCGAAGACGCTCCCCGCCGCCGAGATCGACAGGCCGTTGTTGTCGAGGGACGCCGTCAGGTCGTCGAACCCCCCACCGTCGTCGACCTCGACCTTCCAGTACGCGTTGCCGGTCGTGAGGGCCGTACGTGCGGCCAGTTCGGCCGTCCACGTCGCGTCGGTCGGGACGAGGAGGACTGGGGCCGCCATCGGCTACGCTCCCGCCTCGAGGAAGTGGACGCGGGCCCCGGTCCCGAGGTACGCCTCGATGCCCTCGACGGTGAACTTCCCGATCTGCACCATGCCGCCCTCGCCGACGACCGGCCCCTCAAAGATTTGCGTCACGTAGATGTCGGGCACCTGCTGGATCGTCGTCGACGACCCGGGGCTGGATCCACCGGTCCCCGTCGACTCCGTGGCGACGTCTTCGATCGTGATGGGCTTCAACATCCCCGACTCGTCGGCCTTCCACGAGATGTTCTTGATCTTCCCCCACTGGAACGTGACGATGTAGAAGATCAGCGTCCCGAGGGCGCCGAGGAACGTGAAGATCGAGATGAGGGCGTTGGCGAACGGGACGATGGCCTTGTTGTACAGCCACACGAAGGCGTCGACGATGAACTCGATGACCGGCCCGAGGGCCGTGAGGAGCGGCATGACGATGGCCGCCAGCACCCGTCCGACGATCGTCAGGATGTTGACGAGGGGTTGGAGGAGCGTGTTGATGACCGGCCCGAGGACGTCCATCATCGCTTGGAAGATCGTCTGTAACGGGCTCAACAGGGCCATGACGTTGGTGAGTTGCATGAACGCGTCGATGAGGGGCTGCATCGGCCCGAGGAGCTTTTGGAAGAAGCTCCCGATCCCACCGCCGCCTTCACCGCCGCCGCCCATCGACGACCGCAGGAGACGCTGTTCCTCGAAGGGTTCGTTGGTGACGGCCCGTTGAGCGGCGTTCGCCTCGGCCGCCGCCGCGGCCGCCGCCTGCTCTTCTCCCTTCGCCTCGCGCGCCAGTTCGGCCAGTTCCCGGGCGACCATCCGACCGTACGCCCCCTCGTACCCGACCCCGCCCACCCCGGCCCCGCCGCCCGCCCCACCGCCGCCGCTCGCCTGCACGGCCCTCATCGTCGCCTCGATCGACTCGGCTGGCCTCCGCCAGATGTCGATCATCTGCCTTACGTCCTCGGCCATGCTCGAGAAGAAGTCCTTTGACTGCTGACCCGCCGTCTGCCAGATCGACTTCAAGGTGTCGCCGAGGGGCTGACGCTCCGACCGCTGGTAGTCGACGCGGCCGAACGACGTCCCGGCCAGGCCACCCCCGAGGACGCCGCCCGAGAGCTTCGACAGCCCAGCGCCGATCTTCTGCAACAACGATTCCGCCTGCTGGATGAGCCAGTTGAGGACCGTGACGAAGAACGACTTGATGGCCTCGATCGTGTCGTGGAAGGCGTACTCGATCGGCGCCCACAGGGTCTTCGCGACGGCCCCGACGAGTTGTGCCGCGAGCTTCATCGTCCCGTAGAACAGTTCGTACCCCCACGTCGATACCTTCGCGACGGTCAGCACGGCCTTGATGATGACGTCGACGCCCGCCGCCGCCCACGTGCCGATCTGGTCGATCATGTCCTTGTTGGCCGTCACCGCGATGTACTGCTGGGCGATGACCTCCCCGATCTTCTCCTTCTGTTCGTCGAAGAGGTTCGAGATCGCCTGCTGGCGTCCGTACACCGTCTGCATGACGGCCTCGGTGACGCTCCCGTACGTTTCGGCGACGTACCGGATCGCGTCGCCCGACTTCAACTGCTCGTCGGTGAACGATCGCAACTGCGGCAGGAACCTCCCGAGCGTCCCCGTGCTCCCCTCGTACGACGCCCCGAGGCCGCGGACGGCAGTCTCGAGTGGGACGATGCCAGTCGAGGCGAGCCCGATGGCCGCGTCCATCGTCTCCTTCATCTGCTTCTCGGTGAGGTCCATTCCCGCGAGGAGGATGAACCCGCTCTCGATCTGATCGTCGGTGAAGATCGTCGTCCGTTGCATCTCGTCGGAGTACGCCTTGAGGGCGAAGACCGTCGCGTCGGTCGCCTGCGTGTTGGCGTTGAGGACGGCCGTCAG